TTGAGGATCTCATTTCTTCAATGACCTTGGCTACTGGCGTCGCCGACGACGACCTGAGAAGCGGACTCGGCACACTGGTCAGAGCCACAGGAAACTCGACTAAAGCCTTTGACCTGCTCAAAAGTGCGATGGATATTAGTGCAGCGACCGGTAAGCCGCTCGAGGCAACTACTTCCGCGCTCGCCAAGGGGTTTTTAGGTCAGATGGGCGCGCTAAAGAAGCTGGGCGTCCCACTCGATGCGAGCATCATTAAGTCCAAGGACTTCGCTGCAGCGATGGACGCTGTAAACGAAAACTTCGGAGGAAGCCAAGAAGCACTTTCCAATAGCGCGGTCGGACGCTTTGACAGATTGAAAAACGCTTTCGGCGAAGCATCCGAAACACTCGGCACAGCACTCCTCCCAGCGTTCGAAAAGATCGTCGGCTTTGCCACAAATGTTTTGATCCCAGCGTTCGAAAAAGTTTCCGCAGTCTTCGACAAGGAAGGTCTCGGCGGAGTTCTCAAGTTGCTCGGCGACCGGCTCAAGGAAGGCATCCCAATCGCTCTGGAAGCGCTCAAGAACCTTCTGGTCAAGATGGGGAACTGGATCATCAACGACGGTCTCCCATTGCTTTCCGAAAAGCTGGGCATCCTCAAAGAAAAACTCACAGCATGGATCAAAGAGTCAGGGCCAGAAGCCCTCACCGCTCTCGGCGCTTTCATCGGCGACATGATCAAATGGATCATCAACGACGGCATACCGCTCTTGATTAAAGCCCCAGCAAAACTCTCAGTAGCCCTCCTCAAATGGCTAGTCGATATCGGGCCCGATCTAATCAAAGGACTCGCAGGTTTCGCTCTCGAGTTAGCAAAGTCGCTAGTCACTGCCGTACTCGGCGCGTTTTCAGACCTCGGCAAGTTCGGCGTAGAAATCGGCAAAGCCTTCGCAAACGGAATTCTCTCAGTTATTAACACACAGATCATCGACCGCATTAACAAACTGCTCGAGTTCACTATTGACCCTCCAGGCCCAGGGCCCAAATTGACGATCAACCCCCCAGACATACCTCGGATCCCAATGCTCGCGGAAGGTGGCATCGTCACAGGCCCGACCCTTGCGATGATCGGCGAAGCAGGCCCTGAGGCTGTGATTCCTCTCTCTGGGCGGAATATGCCGAACATGGGCAACACTTTTAACATCTACGTTCAAGGCGGAGACCCGAACGCCATTGTCGATGCTCTCCGTCGTTACAACCGCGCAAACGGCCCGATCCCAGTAACAACTTATGGCTAAGGCTTTTGAATGGCGCGTCGATTTTTATAGCGCAGGCGCTTGGCGTACCTTGCCGACGGTTCAGACTGTCAACATCTTTCGCGGACGCCGACTACAAATAGACGACTATGCAGCCGACACAGGAACCGTCACCAGTCTTTTTCCAAGCGACTGGACGTACACCCCAAAACTGGGCGACCGTGTACTGATCTACATTCACAAGCCAGGCGTCGTTGTTGGCGTTGACAATTTCTCCTGCTTTTGGGGAAACATCCGCGATGTAGATATTGACTACGGATTAGTTACAAACATGGACTCTGTAACTATTAGTTGCGAAGGACTGCAAGCAGACTTAGGACGCGCACAGTTAAACGCCTTCTCCCTTGTGCAAGACACCACCGATGAACAACTACTCCAAATTGCTGCAGAAGTCGGCGTCGGCGTCGCACAATTTTTTGGTCGGTCTATCGCGTCCGCACAGACTTTTACTGGCAACGCTTTAGACATTGTTAACACTTTGACGCGAACAGAAGAAGCCCGAATGTACGCGGCAGCAGCTTCTTTTCAAGGTACAGAAAATATCTATTGGTTCGGACGTAACCAGACGGGGCTCACATCAACAATCGATTTCAATGACGGCACAGTTGCACCGATGAACTTTGAGCTTCTTTATGACGGCATTAAGTTCCGTTCTTCAACCGACAACTATTACAACCAGGTGACGATCACGCCGTTGTCGGTAGCTGCACAAGTCGCAACGGACGGCACGACCCCAGTTTTTGGGTTACAGAAAAACACCGTGGACTACTCAACAACGCAGGCCGACGATCACGCCCATTGGCTTCTAGCTAACTTTGCTACCCGTAACAGTCAGGTCGCCGAGATCACTATGACCGATACTCAACAGGAACCAAACCCGAGCCCTTATCCGCCTTTTAACTCTATAATGATCCAAGCGTGTACAGCGCCGATCAACTCTAAAGGGACAATCGGTTTTCGTGGCGACTCGTACAACGTAATCTATGAGGGCGTACAAATTAGCGCGACACCACAGCAGACTCGAGTGACGTTGTATATGTCAGGGCAAGACAACAATGCCTATATGGTTTTGAATAGCGATATCTATGGCAAATTGGACGAAAACAAATTAGGTTTCTAGGAGACTTTTATGGCTATAAAAACTTTTACTACTGGCGAAGTACTTACCGCGTCAGACACAAACACGTATCTGGCAAACAGTGGGCTTGTGTACGTTGCGCAAGGAACCGTCGCAGCCAATACGTCACTAAATTTTACAAGCATTTTTACCGACTCGTTTATAAATTACCGCGTGGTTTTTACACCATCAGCACGGCAAACAGCTGCACAAAACACAATAAGCATTCGAGTACGCTCTGGCACGACAGACCTTGCCACAGGTTCTAAATACCAATGGTCACGCATGTTTTATTATTCTGCTGGCAGCGGTTCATCAGGCAGCGTTGCAGCTAACGAAATACAATGCAGCGATTCAAACGCAGGCTTTGTTGCTTTTGCTTTTGACATTTACGCGCCAAAAGTGGCACAAGAAACATTTGTCACAGGCCAAACATCAGCACAACAAAATGCAGGAGGGCCGTTCTTGTTTGGTATTAACTGGAGTGGTTACGTAGATAACACGACTGCCTATGACGGCTTTAGTCTTATTGGAAGCAGCAATTTTTCAGGAACAGCGAGGGTATATGGCTACCGACAAACCTAATTTTACAGCCGTAGAAATTAACGGTTTAACAGGCGAGGTCATTGAGCGCGAATTAACAGCTCAGGAAATAGAAGAACTACCAAAGGCCCCCGATGCTGTGGCGTATTAGTTTTGTAGCTCTCCTACTCGGGAGCATCCTTGTAGCGTGCGGAGACCGCACACGCCTTAACTGTGAGCCTCGAGTAAAGAACAAAGCACTTAGCGCGACCGTCACAGAAACAACACAAACAACAGAGACCCCACAATATGGCACAGGTGGCAAATGCTAAAAAAACCCGAGAACAGACTCACTAACGAAGAAATCAAAGCGCGTATCGTCATGATCGTCGCGTGTGGCTTAACGCTTTCTTTTGTCGGCTCCGTGTTCACAATTTTGTACGGACTGCTATTTGTTTCACAGCCTGCGACAATGGCGGAACTTGACGCCCAGCAAATAAACATCCTCTCAAGTATGCTCCTCACGCTTTCGGGGGGCCTCATAGGCCTATTAGCAGGTAATGGGTTAAAGGACAGGCCAAAGGAAAAAGATGACAACAGCAAAACCAGCACCGAAATCTAACGTCATGCCCTACACGGGCAACAAAGACGCCAGCGCAACAGGCAAAGCCACCCCAGGCGCACACAAACTCCTCGACATTCTCGGCACAAAATGGGGCTTCAAGAATCTCGGGATCTACGCCTATCGTCCCATGCGCGGCTCAACCATGCTCTCAGTACACGGCACAGGACGCGCTTTCGACGCTGGCTACAAACAATCCCAGCAAGAATTAGTCACCGAGATCTGTGACTGGCTTGCCGACAACCACGTCGCCCTCGGCATCGAAGAGATCCATCAGTACGTTTGGGAAACGCACGGACGCGGTTTCCGCTGCAATCGTGACGGGAAGCCAGGCTGGAAAGAATGGGACGCCGAAAACAACGGAGGCCCAGGCGGATACTGGATCCATGTAGAGGTCTCGCCGACGTTCGCCCAAAACCCTCGACTCATTGTGCAGGCTTGGAAAAAGGTAATCCACACTTTCGTCACACCGATCGTGTAAGTTCTCTAGCGTCACCTTCTATCCCTACTACGGAGGCACTAATGGCAGGCAAAATTATCCGACCCGACGACTGGGACGAAGGCACTCTGTTCCATGCACCATTGCATCGAGAACCCGACCGCCCCACTAGCGTCCAAGGCGCTAAAGACGTCAAACACAGGCGAACATCCCAAGCGATGCTTCTGCTTATTGAGTACCGGAACCACAACCTCACCGATGAAGAAGCAGGAGCCCGATCTGGGCTTATCAGGCGCTCACGGTGCTACTGGAAGCGGTGCTCGGATCTTCGAGCTGCAGGCTATATCGTCAGTACTGGAGCCACGAGGATCGGCTCTTCAGGATCAGCACAAATGGTTTGTGCAATTACCCCAGAGGGCCTCAAGGCTCTTGATTAGGAGGAATTATGTTCACTCGATCAAAGGATCGCTATTAGGCGACTCGCGGCAGCCGTGCTCATACTTGCCGCTCTCAACCCATCTCCAGTCAAAGCCGAGGCTCTGCCGTACCGATGCGAATACTACGCAACGAAAGCAATCCAACTCGGCTGGCCTAAAAAGGAGAAAGCGATGCTCATGAGAATTATGTTTCGTGAGTCGCGCTGTCAAACAACCAGCATCAATCGTCAGGATCCATGGGGTGGGTCTATGGGCCTTCTTCAGGTCAATATGTCTAACTATGGATGGGCTAAGCGAAACGGGTGGGTAAAAACTCCTGACGACTTGCTCAAACGACACCAAAACCTCAAGGTCGGACTCGAGCTTTACAAGCTCTACGGGTGGCGACCTTGGGGAACTAAATCATCCCAATAACAGAAAGAGCCCCTACATGACATTTAACTTAGACAACTATGAGCCAGTAGCGCCCAGACTGGCGCGATGGCTGGAAGCAGCAGAAGATCCTCGAGTCATCACATCGCTGATCGCTTACGAGCCAGGCAAGTGGTGCATCTTCAAGACCGATCTCTACGAAGGCGAAAAGATTATTTCAACAGGTCACGCCTACGAGGAGCACACCGAAAAAGGCGTCAATTCCACGAGTTTCATGGAGAACTGTGAGACCTCCAGCACGGGACGCGCCTTGAGCAATTTTGGCATGGCAGGCTCAGATCCGTCCAAGCGCCCCTCTCGCGAGGAGATGACAAAAGTACAACGCATGACACCTAGCGACGCTCCTGAAGGCACACAACGCCCACAGGCATCACCCAATAAGCCAGCATCAGACGCGCAACTCGGGCTCATCCGCACACTTTCAAAGAAACTTGGTTTTGAGGCACACTTTCCACCGAACTTTACGAGCTACGACGCCTCCCAGGTGATCCAGGAACTTAAAGGCAACGTCATCCCACTCGCCATCCGCGCCGAGTCCTTCGAGGATCCGTTCTAATGCAGTTCATCGGAAAAGCCATCACATTCATCATCATCGTCGGGATAACTACCCTCCTTATTGAGGCGATTATGTACGAGCGCGAAGTATCAGCAAACGACAAGAAAGACAAGCCCTTCTATGAGTGACGATCAAGTATGGAACGCGTTTATAAGCGCGATACCGGCACAAGACAAAGCCCGACATGATCTAGAAAACTTCCAGGCGCGACTCCTAAAGAACGCTCTACAAGAGATCGAGGATCTAAAACTGGAGATCATTCAGCATCGCGCCGAGATCGTGCAGCTGGAAGAAGTGCTGCAGGGCTACTCGAGCCTGCTGCATGACGTAACTAAGGACAGAGACCGCTTTCGCGACGACTGGAAAGCCATGACACAGGAGTTATCAAGATGGCGCAAATGACAGAGGACGATTGCTATGAGCTGCACGTTTACCCACACGGTAGGAAAGCGACACTCGTATTCATCGGCGACTGCTGGGAATACAGCAAAGAACTCACGTTTAACGGTTTTGTCGGCCCGATACTGAACCATTACTCAAGGAGCCGAGTTACATGGCAAGACCGAGAAACCATTGCCGACGGGTTCTACCAATTCACTTGGGAGCGCCCAGTTCTTGACATTAAGGGAGACGGCTAAATGGTTGCGCTCAGCGAGAAAGAGTTTCAAAACAAAGTGATCGCCTTAGCCATTATGTACGGATGGCGCGTAACACACTTCAGAGCCTCACAGGTCGGCGGAAAGTGGATGACTGCGA